AAATAGTTTGAATCCTACCCAGTAAAGATAATAGTAAAAATAATTATTATTGTTGTTGTCGAAAGTCATTTTTTTTTATAGTGACCTCTTTTTTTATAAATAATAATTATTAATTTTTTCGTTTTTTTGAACTGATTGACATTTGTTTTGATTTTTTAGAAAACCGCTTCCAATTCAAATACATTGGCGTCGATTTCTTTATTGGCTAAAGCATATGCAGAATTAGTACGCTCAAAGAAATTAACCTTTGTATCGACACTAATTAACTCCATAAAGTCAAAAGGATTTGATGAATTATACATTTTAGAATATCCTAGTTGAACCGCTAAGCGATCCCCTACAAATTCAATATACTCTTTCATCATCTTAGCATTCATACCTATTAAACGGCATGGTAACGATTCAGTTATAAAATGTTTTTCGATTTCTACAGATTCACGTATTATTTTATGTACATCGGCTTCGGATAATTTTGTTTGTAATTTATTGTAGATTAATATGGCGAATTCGGTGTGCAATGCTTCGTCGCGCGATATTAATTCATTGGAAAACGTTAAACCAGGCAATAAACCCCGTTTTTTGATCCAATATATCGACGCAAACGAACTACTGAAAAATATACCTTCGACACACGCAAAAGCTATTAATCGAGTAGCAAAATTGCTCTGTTTATCTTGCATCCATTTTTGTGCCCATTTTGCTTTTTCCCCAATACAAGGAAAATTTTGAGTGGCTTTGAATAATTTATTTCTTTGTTCGCTATCTTGAATAAAAGTATCAATCAATACACTGTACATTTCTGAATGAATATTTTCCATGGCTATTTGAAATCCATAAAATGCTCGAGCTTCCGATAATTGGATATCCGTCATAAAGCGTACTGCTAAATTCTCTAATACAATACCATCACTCGCGGCAAAAAACGCCAATACCATTGATAAAAAATGTTTCTCATCGCCATTTAATTTAGCCCAGTCCATCAAATCCTTGGATAAATCGACTTCTTCGGCACGCCAAAAACAATCAACTTGTTTTTTGTACATTCGCCATATGTCATCATCTTGTATTGGAAACATTACGTATCGATCATCGGATTCACTTAATAGTGGATCTTCTTTATAACTATCTTTTGAAACTGTTTTCGTCTGTAATTCGGTTATCGAGTTTTCACTAGGGATTTTTTGGACCATTGCTAAATAATATAAAATGGATATTTTTATATTGGTTCTTTATTAATTAATTTCTCGTTTATACCTCATTTAAAGACCTTTTTCATATTTTTAGATGATCCTTGTCATTGTTGATCTATATTTCAATAAATCAATAACACGTTTTGTAGTAGAAAATTGATCATCGCCGTATATATCTTGTAGTAGGAGCCATTCAAACATACCCCCTTGATAAATATACACCTGTTTCACACCCAAATTATGCAATTGAGTCGCTTTTTGTATTACACGTTTATCCTGATTATTTTTACCATATACTATAATCGGTTTATCAGGTTCTACAATTGAAGATAACATTTCATTTACTATTTGTTCTTCGAGAGAAGCATCAATAGTACCTTTAATTAAACAATCTTGTTCTTGAATAGATAGTACATTAATCAAAATATAATATGTTGGTCTTTGGCTGGCTTGTTGTACATTTTCAAAATTTACATATTGTGGGTCATATGAGAAAAGGCCAAACATTTATTTAGTTTTTAACGATTCAGGTTAATAGTACGCAATAGATTAATACAGTAAAAATAACGCTAAAATTGATTGGTGGGTTATAACCTATTTTCACTTTTTTACCGAAAACAATATAATCACTATTATTTTATTCTATTTAGTTCTATATATCCTTTTCATAATGGCTTATTCATCTAAAACTATTTTCGACGTATTTGAGGCTCTAATTGTAATTCGAGACCGCGTTACAAAAAATTGGCTCCATGTACAATATGATAACAGTACAAATAAAACTATTCCTTTGTCGTTTTTCTCACCTTTTTATACTTATTTAGGAACACCGCAAACCAATACTCATAAAGGCTTTTTAGTGACCGAATACACACCTCATACTGGCGAACAATGCTATCGTGTTGATTCAAATGACTTATTGGAAAAAATTAACCCTTTTCTTTTAGAAAAAATGAAAGATCCTGAATTTATCCATATAGATAAATCTAGTCAGGATCAATATATTCAGAAATTTTTGCAAAAATTGAAAATAAAATAATGTTGTATAAAGTCTGTAAATAAAAATAAGTTATTTACAGTCACTTAAAGCTAATTATTTAATTCACTCTAGTTCAATAAAGCGGATTTTACTAAATTCATTCATATAACCACACACCTTTTTGAATCAAGTAACAATGGATATTTTAAGTCAAACTAAGCTTTCACAATCTGAATGGGAATCGATTGAGGTTCCAATCTCAGAAAGTGAAATCAAGATTTTAAACATGATGTACAATCATTATGGAAAAGATGAATCGGGTAACAGTAAGGTTAATCTCGTGACAAATCCGAATCTAAATATGATTCGTTTTACGAAATTGACCCCTACACCTGAAATACAAGCTTTTCTATACCAAAAATACTTTTATCCTATTGTGGATGCTAATTTCACTAAATTAAAAAAAACAATCACGTCGTTTCAGAAATACAACTCCAATATTACATCCTCTAAAACAGCAAATAAACTAAAAAAAGCCGATTTATATCGTATTGAAAACAGCGACCGCTTATTTACAAACCAAAATCACAGTGTATATGAATTCGACTGTATGAAGATGTGTAACCAAATATTATCCTTTATTTTGAAAAAACAAACAGAAAATATTGCTAAGCCTTTATACACAATTATCAAATGGAATGATGCTGTATTTGAACACACAAACAATTTTGTACTGGAATTCATGAAACTAATCATTGACTATTGTCGTAAATTGACACCCATTGATAAAATTATATATCAAGCTGAATCTATTATTGAAAAAAATGCAGATCTGTACAAATATGACAATATAAGCTTGTTCAAACACCAGAAAGAACTTTACAGTCTATGTCTTCAAGATCCAAAGCGCAAACGTTATGAAAACGAGGATATTGACAGTACAGGGGAGATATTTTATACACCTAAACCCAAACTCATTCTATACACTGCACCTACTGGTACTGGAAAAACACTATCACCGATAGGTCTAACAAATGAATACAAGGTTTTGTTTGTATGTGTAGCAAGACATGTCGGGTTAGCATTGGCTAGATCTGCAATATCAATTAACAAACGTGTAGCATTTGCATTTGGTTGTGAAACACCTAGTGATATTCGTCTTCATTATTTCTCAGCATCCGATTATACGAAAAACTGGAAAACTGGTGGAATTTGGAAAGTGAATCACAGTAACGGATCTAAAGTACAATTGATGATTTGTGATGTACATTCGTATTTACATGCTATGCGCTACATGATGTCTTTCAATGAAGATCATTCTACATTACTGACCTACTGGGACGAACCTACCATGACATTGGACTACAAAGACCATCCTTTGCATAAAACCATTCAAAAGAATTGGACCGAAAATAAAATCTACAATATGGTGTTATCTTGTGCAACTTTGCCTAAAGAACACGAAATCCAAGATTGTATCCAAGACTTTCGAGAACAAGTAGATGAGTATTTTGAAGAACATCACAATGAGCAACTATTAAAGTTCAATAATGAAATGGATGAAATCAAAGAATTAAATGATGAACGTAGAGAAGAAGGGTTACCTTTATTAGAACCAGTTGTTTGTCCTTATATACCCCTTGAGGAATACAGAGAGGAAAATAAAGTATATATTGTTAAGCCGCTCGATTATACCAGTATAATGGTGGATGTTCGTACAATCACATCATATGACTGTAAAAAGTCTATTCCAATATTGACGCAAAACGGATACAGTTTCATGCCGCATATTCATTGTGATGATATCAAGCAATTGAAAAAATACACTTCCTTTTGTAAAAACAACAAGACACTGCTACGATATTTTGATTTGAAAGAAATCGTCAATCTAATCCACTACGTACATGACCACGATTATATCAACCGGGATCATCATCATATTAACCAATCTTTTGATTCCATTGAACAGATTACTATGAATAACATGAAACTGTATTATTTAGAATTGTTACAATCCATGACTGAACCTCAATGGGAGTCTTGTAAAGCCTATTTAACAGTACAACAAGTGCGAAAGTGTTCGAACGGTAAAATGATTTCAAATAATATGGGTTTGACTCGCTTAAATAGTGTTCCGACTAGTTTAAATCGTAGTGGTAGTGGAGGTGGAGCCATTACTCGAATCAGTAGTGAAAGTAATGTTGATATGAAAAAAAAGGATGAAAAACTAAATGCATTAGAAGGAGTTTATTTAACTACTAAAGATGCACATACTTTGACAGATGGACCGTCGATTTATTTAGCAGATAATATACTAAATATGGCTAAGTTTTACGTAAAAGAAAGCAAGATTCCCGACTCTGTCCTACGCAATTTAGTGGATAACATTGTAAATAATGAAAAATTACAGGAGCAAATGGTTGGTTTGGAACGGAAATTAGAAGAAGAATTGAAACCTAAGAGTACTGAATCATCTGGATCTTTTGCTAAAACAAAAGGCAGCGGTAACAGTAAGAATTATAAAGAGAAAGACGATGATAAGAACATAAATCTACAAACCATTAATAGTAATTTGGATAATTTACGATCACAAATGCAACAAGTCACATTGAATCCCAATTATCTCCCGAACAGTAGAGAACATCAAGAAAAATGGTCTCGTAATTACAGTAGAGATCCGTTTTGTTCATCTTTATCCGAAAACGATGTAAAAGAAATAATCGATCTGGATATTACTATACAATACAAGGTACTTGTATTAATGGGCGTAGGTGTTCTTGTACAACAAGAAAATAAACAATACGAAGAAATAGTAAAGCGATTGGCTTCAAATCAAAAATTGTTCTTAATTCTTACATCATCTGATTACATCTATGGTACAAACTATCAATTTTGTCATGGTTTCATTGGTAAAGACTTGAAAAAGATGACTCCGCAAAAAACATTACAAGCCATGGGAAGAGTTGGTAGAAATAATTATCAACAAGACTATACTATCCGTTTCCGTGATGACAATATGATTCACAATTTATTCAAAGATCCCGAGTTTAATCAAGAAGCATACAATATGAACACCCTATTTTGTAGAAATGAAGAAAATGACGACGATGATGATAATATTTAGT